ACNNCGCGCTATTTCCTCTTCCCCCTCGATGTCAACCGGGAATTTCCCGAGGAGTCGACCGTGCCGTTCAAACTCGAATATCCCAAACGTGAGGAAAACTGATGGGAATTTCCCCTCGCAATCCGGCGACTCGCAGCACTCGGGGTTTTAACGCCGCCAAGACCGACCGCCTCGGCGACTGGGGAACCTTCTCGCTGTCGGCGGATGCCGAGATTCGGCAGAGTCTGCGGGTGCTCAGGGCCAAGTCCCGGCATCTGGCGGCGAACAACGATTATTTCAAGCAGTTCCTACGCCTGCTGAAGATCCACGTGGTCGGCGCTCAGGGGATTCGCCTGCAGAACAAGGCCAAGGCCCGGGACGGCCGTTCGGACCGCGCCGCCAACGATCTGATTGAAAGCGCCTGGCTGCGGCAATGCCGGCGCGGTGCCTTCGACGTGACCGGCATGCTCAGCGGCCGCGATGCCCAGAAATTGTTTATTGAGACTCTGGCCCGGGACGGGGAATGTCTGGTCCGGCTGGTCCACAACTTCCCCAACGAGTTCGGCTTCGCGGTCCAGTTCCTTGAGCCGGACCACCTGGATGAAGCGCTGAACAAGAAGCTGGCCAACGGCAACCTGATCCGCATGGGCGTGGAATATGACCGCTGGGATCGGCCGGTGGCTTACTGGCTGCTGCGTTCGCATCCCGGTGATTCCTCCATGCCGCAGCCCGGGGGCTGGTTCAACCAGCATCAGCGGATTCCGGCGGATGAGATTGTCCACGAATACACGGTAGAGCGGTCCCGGCAGGGGCGCGGCGTGCCCTGGTCGCACACGGCGGCGGAGCGGCTGCAAATGCTCGGCGGCTTTGAATATGCCGCCCTGGTCAACGCCCGGGCCGGTGCCAGCAAGATGGGTTTCTATACCAAGACCGGCGCGGATGATCTTGGTGAGGAGGAATACGAAGGCGACGGCCAGGACGATGACGGCGACTTTTACGAAGAGGCGGAGCCGGGCGTTTTCGGCAAGCTTCCCGCCGGCTGGGAGTTCAAGGAGTACAACCCGGCCTTTCCAAACGGCGAGATCGAACTGTTTTCAAAGGCGATGCTGCGCGGCGGCGCGTCGGGCCTGGGGGTGTCGTATCACAGCCTGACCAACGACCTGACCGACGTGAACTTTTCGAGCATCCGTCAGGGGGTTCTCGATAGCCGCGATTACTACCGCGATTTGCAGGGCTTCACCTCCGAACACTTCCTTGATCGCGTCTTTACCGCCTGGCTGACCATGGCCCTGCTCAAGCAGGCCCTGGGGGCTCTCGACCTGGCCGATTTCGAGCGGCTGTGTCAGCCGGTGTGGCGGGCGCGGGGCTGGGATTGGGTCAACCCCCTGCAAGATCAGGCGGCGGCCGAGAAGGCGCTGAAGAGCAGGACCAAGACCCTGGCGAAGATCCTGGCCGATCAGGGCGAGGATCTTGAAGACCACCTGGAGCAGCTGGCCGAAGAGGAGCAGCTGGCCCATAGCTACGGGATCGATATCAACTCAATCAAGGATGGAACGAATGGCAAAACCACTGTCAGGCCCAGCGACCCTTAAGACCGGCAAGCTCTACCGGACCTTTCAGATCCGGAAAGAGGCCATCAACGTCGAAGAGCGCACCGTCGAGTTGTCGTTTTCGAGCGAGACTCCAGTCGGTCGCTACTGGGGCAATGAGATCCTTGATCACGGCCCCCGCTCCATGCGTCTCGACCGGGTGAAAGCCGGCGGGCCGTTCCTCATGGATCACAACCCGGGCGATCATCGCGGGGTGATCGAAGAGGTGACCATCGACGGCCGCCGGGGCGTGGCCCGGGTGCGCTTCTCCCGCAGCGCCCGGGGTGAAGAGCTGTTCCAGGATGTTCAGGACGGCATCCGCCCGAATATCTCGGTGGGCTACATCATCCACAAAATGCGCCTGGAAAACGAACAGGGCGGCGTGAAGACCTACCGGGCCACCGATTGGGAGCCCCTCGAAATATCCAGCGTCTCGATTCCGGCGGATATCTCCGTCGGCGTCGGGCGCTCCGAAGATAGCAGCTTTGCCCACGAAACCGTGCTCGAACCTAACCAACAGGAGGAAAGAACCATGCCCGAGCCTATTACCGTCAACCAGAACACCCCGATCCCGGCGCCGGAAACTCGCGGCGCGGCTCCCGTTCCCCCGACCGTGGACGAAGGCGCGATCCTGGCCCGTGAGCGTCAGCGCGTTCAGTCCATCGATGCCCTGGCCAGACGCTTCCCCCAGGTAGGCGGCGTCGCCGATATGGCCCGCCAGTTCCGTGAAGGCGGCCGCAGCGCTCAGGAATTCCAGAGCGCCATCCTGGAGCGCCTCGGCACCCCGCAGCCGACGGATGTGCCCGAGCCGGTGCGTGGTCTGCTGAACGACAAGGAAGATCGCCAGTATTCGATTCTTCGGGCCATCAACAGCTTNTGCGANAACGGNGCCGACGCCGGNTTNGAGCGGGAAATTTCCCAGACCATCGCCAAAAAGCTGGGCCGGTCGACCTCGGGGATTTACATCCCGACCAGCATCGGCGTCCGCGCCCCGGCGACGGCCGGCACGGTCGGCGACGGTGGCTATACCGTGCAGACCTCGGTAATGCCGCTGATCGAAATGCTGCGGGCGAAGCTGATGATCAAGACCCTCGGCGCTCAGGTGCTGGACGGTCTGACCGGCGATCTTTCTTTCCCCCGGCAAGAGAAATCCGCAACCCTCAGCTGGGTCGGTGAGAACCCCGGCGCCGATTCCGCCGATACGGACGCGACCGGCATGTTCGGTCAGGTCAAACTGACCCCGCGTAACGCCATCGCCACCGTTCCTTATTCCAAACAGCTCTTGGCGCAAAGCTCGTTCTCGATTGAGCAGTTCTTGCGCGCTGACCTGGCGGCGGTCAACGCCACCGGCCTGGACCTGGCGGCCATCAACGGCGCCGGCGGCGACGCCCCGACCGGCATCCTCAACACCACCGGNATCGGCGCGGTCGTCTGCGGCGATCCCGACGGCGCGGTGCTGACCTGGGATGATATCGTCCAGCTCGAAACCGAAGTGGCGGTCGACAATGCCGACATCGGCAATCTCGCCTATCTGACCAACCCCAAGGTGCGCGGCAAGCTCAAGACCACCCCGAAGGTCGCCGGTCAGGAGACCATGATCTGGGAGCGCGGCGCGGCGGCCGGCTTCGGCGAGGTCAACGGTTACCGGGCGGCGGTTTCGACCCAGGTTCCCGGCACCCTGAGCAAGGGCGGTTCCGTCTCGATCCTCTCCGCTATCCTCTTCGGCAACTTCGCCGACGTGCTGATCGGCGAGTGGGGCGTGCTGGAGCTGCTGGTCGACCCCTACGCCCTGAAGAAGCAGGGCCTGGTCGAAATCACCAGCAACCTGCTGTGTGACGTGGCCATCCGTCACCCGCAGTCCTTCGCGGCGGCGGAAGACGTGATGACTGCCTAAACCGGATAGGGCTTCCGGCGGCGCATGACCGGCCGCCGGGGGCCTGCTCCTCCCCCATATCTCCCATGAGGTGATCGATGAAGAAATACACTGAAATTACCCTGTTGCGGTCCACGAAGGTTTCCGGCCGCGTGCTGGCCGAAGGCTCCGTGGTCCCTGTCGATCTGCTGAAAGAAGCGGATGTCAAGCTGTTGCTCAACCTCGGCAAGGCCCGCCCGACGGTGGCGGCGGACAAGACGGCCAAGGCTGCGCAAGAGTCTCGGAAAAAAGACGATAAATAAACCAAAAGGCGGCGGCGCATGCTCGAAAATGCGGATACGTGGTTTCTGCAAATTGCGGTTCTTTTGCTCAGCGGCTATTTCCTCTGGAGCATCCGCAACCTGTTGCACGATTTCAAAACCCAGATCAAGGAACTCAATATCACCAGCGCCCGCCTATTTTCCCGGGGGGATGATCACGAGCGCCGCATTTCCGTGCTTGAGGGCCGGTGTTCGCTGATGCACAACGGGGACCGCCCCGGCGGCGGCCGTCGCAACTACGATCCCGAGGAGCGCCCCAATGGCTGATTTCGCTCTGGCTTTCCAAAAGACGCTGCGGCACGAAGGCGGCTATGTCCACGATCCGAATGATCGGGGCGGGGAAACCTTTTGCGGCATCAGCCGCAAGCATCATCCGAACTGGGAAGGGTGGCCCTTCATCGATGCCCATTTCTTCGGGCAGGGCGCGGCCGCCGATCTTCTCGGCTTTCCCATGCTCATGGGTCATGTCGAAAAATTCTATCGGCTGAATTTCTGGAACCGCCTTCGCCTGGATGAGGTTGCCCGTCAGGAGATCGCCGACGAGCTCTTCGATAGCGCGGTCAATGTCGGCAGCGGCCGCGCCGCCCGATGGGCGCAGCACGCCTGCAACCTGATCGGTCGCCTGCCCCTGGTCGAAGACGGCATCATGGGGCCGCGCACGGTCGAAGCGCTCAACCGCACCGCCGCCGAGTTCGCCGATGCACTACTGACCGCCCTGCGTGGACAGCAGTTCGCCCACTATCATCAGCTGGTTTTGACCGATGCCACGCAGCTGCGGTTCTTTCGCGGCTGGCTGCGGAGGGTCTGATGGATCTGACCGGACTGGGCAGCGTCTTCACCTTTGGCGCGAAGGTGATCGACAAGATTTTTCCCGATAAGGAAGCGGCCGATCGGGCCAAGCTCGAACTCTTGCGCATGCAGCAGGAAGGCGGCCTGAAAGAGCTGGAAGTGAGCATGTCGGCGATTGTCGCCGAAGCGCAGAGCGCCGATCCCTGGACCAGTAGGGCGCGGCCTTCATTTCTTTACGTCATGTACCTGATGATTCTCTCGGCGATCCCCATGGGCCTGGTCCATGCCTGGCGCCCCGAGATTGCCGCCGGGGTGGTGGCGGGCATGTCGGGTTGGCTGTCGGGGATCCCCGAAGAGCTGTACTGGATGTTTTCGGTGGGTTATCTCGGCTATACCGGGGCGCGGACCTTCGACAAGCGGAAGGGGAAGTCATGAGTTTGCGGGATGTCCTGCTCCAGGATATGGGCGAAATCTTCGCCGGGGATGAAATCGCGACCACGGCGACGGTGACCCCGGCCGCCGGCGGTGCCGCCTGGTCTTTGCGCGGGGTGCTGCGCTCACCCTATCGCGCCGACCGTATGGGCGTGCTGGAAGTCGGCAGTCAAAGCCATTCGTTCATCTGTGCCACCGCCGATTCTTCCGCGCTCAAGCGCGGCGACTCTCTGACCATTGACGGCGCCGCTTATCGCCACATCGAACCGCAGGACGGCAACCCGACGCCGGGGATGTCGACCTTGCAACTGGCCCCCTTATGAGTTCGATCCGGGACGACTTGAGAAGCAAGGTTCTGGCTCGCCTGGCTCTGATCCGCGCCGGTGGGTCCGTGACGATTTCCGGCAGCGGAAAGGTCCATCTTTTTTCCACCGATATCGGCCGCGACGTGATGAGCTGGCGCATCGGCGATGTTCTCCCCGGGGATATGCCGTGCATCGGTTTCGCCGACACCACGGCCTTTGCCGAGGATATCGGTGAAGATATCGAGGTCGGCCGTCTGCAGCATGGGTTGGAGGTGGATATTGTCGGCTTCGTCGTCGGCGCCGATCCGGTCGGACAAGCCACGGCCGCGCTGCTCGATATTCTCGCCGCCGTCGGCGCCGATCCCGAATGGGACGGCCTGGCCGATGCCTGGACTACCCTGGAGAGCACCGAAATCGAAATCCATCCGGATGGCCGGGAGATCGGCGCGGGGATCGTCAAGATCCGCATTGATTACTCGTCACCCGCTTGGGAAATCTGACCCTCGTCAACCTATCACGCAGGAGGATATATGCCCGGAGTGGCTGGAATCGAACTGAAGTACGCATTGAAAAAGGCCTCCTCTTGGGGGACGGCCGTGGCCTGTGGCGCCGGGGATGGCTTCTTGGCCCTGCCGGCGGGCATCCGCCGGGAAGCGCCGGTTGAAGTGGACGACAGCCTGGGGCTGTTCTGGTCGCAGGACGGCACCCCGGGGGCGGTCAAGGTTGAGGGGGATCTCCCCCTGTACCTGCGCTATGACGGCTGTGATCTGCTGCTGGCTCTGTTCATGGGTGTCGCCGGGGTTCCGACCCTGCACGGCGCCGGGGCCTCCAGTTACGATTATGTTTATGCCCTGGCGGCAAATACCGATGGGCTCTTCGCGACCTTTGCCCGGCATTACAAAACCTATGTCAGCGAGGTTCCGGGCCTGAAAGTCGCGGCCCTGACGCTCAAGGGGGAACAGGGCAAGCCCCTGCAGCTCATCGCCAAGTGCGTGGGGGATAACATCGTCATCGATGGGGTCAACGACAGCACCACCTATGCCAATGTGACCATCGCCGAAACCCGCCACCGCATCCAGTTTGCCCAGGGCACCTTCCGCATGAACGATCAGGACGCTATCGCCCTGGCCGTCGGCGACAAGATCGGCCCAAGCTCGTTTGAGCTGACCGCGACCCGCAACTTGACCGGCACCTACGGCAGCTTCGTCACCGGCGGCGCGAATTCGCAGGACCTGATCGATGAGCCGGTCAACGACGGGGTGCCGACGGTCGAACTCAAATTGCAGTTCCCCAAGCATACCGGCGCGACGCGCATCACCGATCTGGGCAACGACACCCGAAAAAAGATGGATATCACCTTCGTCGGGGCTGAAATCGAAACAGGCATTTCGCGGGCGTTCAAGCTCGAATTCCCGCACCTGCAAATGCGCAGCGTCGATATCGTCGACGAGCACGGCATTATCAAAGAGCCGGTCGAATTCGTCGTGCATGGCGCGTCCGTCGCTCCGGCGGGCATGGCCGGCCTGACCGCGCCCTTCCGCATCAGCGGCACCAACCAGAGAGCCACCAACCCCCTCGCCTAGCCGAGGCCCATTGATATGGGGCCGGAAACGGCCCCGCTTTTTTCAAACTGTGAGGTGTGATGGATATATCGGCATTGACGAAACGAGAGTTCCGGGCCTGGGTCCCGTTCGAGGACGGCGCGGCGGTGCTCATCCGCTACGTGCCCCGGGATGTTCTGGTCGATATCGGCCGGCGCGCGGTGGTGGTGACGCTCGATCCCAAGACGCGCAAGGAAACCCGTGAATATGATCCCATCTCCGC